CCAACGAAGAGATTGGGATCAAGCTGGCGGAGCTGGTGGGGCAACTGGGCGATCTGGTTAATGCGTATCGTCAGTATACCGAGGATGACGTGGTGACGCGCGCTGAATGGAAAAGCCTCAACGAAATCGCTTATCGGTTTCGCGTAACGCTGATGACCTTCCTGAATTTGATATCCCGCGTTTATTGCGAGCCAGAAAAGAGTGACGCCCGCGAGTGTGCAGCTCCGGGCGCCGTGGCGTGTCGTAATCAGTGGAGAACTAACGCGTGAACAGTTTAACAACACAGTACCGCCGCTCGCAACTCATTGCGTTGCCTATGCCTGGTGGCCGCGAGCCGGTTCCGTTTTGCTATGCAGTCAATGTACCAGGCGATCGTGAAGTTGTAACCCACGAGTTTGCAGAGTGGGCTGTGGGGGACTGGCGAGAGGAGGCGGTTGCGCAATTATGCACGAACTTAACCGGTGGTTCCGCGATCACTACGGCGTGCCCGTCAAAGTTATCCGCTGGGAGCCAGAAACCCGTCGCGTTATCTATCTGCGGGAAGGCTACGAGCATGGTGAGTGCTTCAGTCCACTCGACCAGTTTAAGCGCAAGTTCAGGGAAATAGAGGGCGATCATGAGCACTAAATTAAGCAGCTATGTGTGGGACGGCTGCGCGGCGTCGGGCATGAAGTTATCCAGTGTGGCCATCATGGCTCGCCTGGCCGATTTCAGCAGCGACGAGGGCGTGTGCTGGCCTTCGATAGAAACCATTGCGCGTCAGCTCGGCGCAGGGCCAAGCACTGTCCGTACGGCGATCGCGAAGCTGGAGAAAGACGGCTGGCTTTCACGTACTCAGCGCCGCCAGGGCAACCGCAACGCCTCCAACATTTACCAGCTCAATGTGGCGAAGCTTCAGGCGGCTGCGTTGTCTCACCTGTCAGATTCTGACACCTCAAAATCTGACGCATCAAAATCTGACCCGTCAAAATTTGAGGCATCAGAATCCAGCAAAAACGGCGGTTTTGACCCGTCAGAATCTGGCGGGGATCCGTCAGTAAATTCAAAACATGATCCATCAGATAAAAAACCTTCTTGTCCGGTTGCTGCGCAACCCGACCCGGAAGTGGTCATCACTGACCAGGCGAAACAGGTTTTATCTCACCTGAACAAGACCACCGGATCCCGGTACCAGGTCTGCAAATCATCTCTGGAAAACATCCGTGCCCGCCTGGCGGACGGGTTTACACCTGAAGAACTGGTGCTTGTCGTGGATTACAGCGTTGAGAAGTGGGGCTCAGATCTGAAAATGGCCGAGTACCTGCGCCCGTCAACGCTCTTCCTGCCAAGCAAGTTCCCGGGCTATCTGCAGTCGGCGAACAAGTGGGATTCCGCCGGACGCCCGGCACGCGATACATGGGGCCAGCGCAGCAAGCTTCCTGATTCAGCGGTGTTCCGTTCGAGTCACCAGGACGTGGCGTACACCATTCCGGAGGGGTTCCGCGGATGAGCATCGCATCGAAAGTTTTGCAGTATGTCATTGAGAACCCGGGCTGCAATTATCGCGATATTGCCAAAGCCATGCCGGGAACCAACACCAGCACTATCAATCGCTGTCTTGGCCGTTTTTATGAGGAGGGGAAGTTACGCCGGGATTTTCAGGAATCGACGCTGACTTACTACCCGTCTAACCAAACCCTGGCAGAAACGCTTTCAGAGGAAGACCTCCGGACCCTGACCGGGCTGGAAAACCGGGCGCAGCAGCTGGAAGCGCAGGGACTTTATTTCCGCGCCGCATCGGTCTGGCTTAAAGCGTTTGATATGGCGATTAGTAGTACAGATCGGAATCGTTATGTTTCGCGCCGGGCCTTGTGCCTCAGGCATGCAGGAAATTTCATGACACCGGAAGGGCGGTGTTATCTCGCTGGCCGTTATGTAGGGGAAGAATAATGCCAAATAAATACTGCCGTGAGCTTGCCGAACTGCGTAGCCAGCCGGTGCACGAACTGAAGGAAGTTGGTGATCAGTGGCGTACACCTGAAAACATTTTCTGGGGTATCAATTCGATGTTTGGCCCGCTGGTGCTGGACCTGTTCAGCGACGGAGAGAACAGCAAATGCGAGGCGTATTACACCGCCGAGGATAACGCACTGACGCAGGACTGGTCCGCGCGCCTTGCAGAGCTTAATGGCGCCGCGTTCGGTAATCCTCCCTACAGCCGCGCCAGCCAGCATGAAGATCAGTACATCACCGGCATGCGTTACATCATGCAGCACGCCAGCGCGATGCGCGAGAAAGGTGGTCGTTATGTTTTCCTGATTAAGGCTGCTACCAGTGAGGTGTGGTGGCCGGAGGACGCCGATCACATCGCGTTTATCCGTGGGCGAATTGGTTTCGATCTGCCAACCTGGTTTGTACCGAAGGATGAAAAGCAGGTGCCTACCGGCGCGTTCTTCGCTGGTGCTGTTGCTGTTTTCGACAAGAACTGGCGCGGCCCGGCTATGAGTTATGTCAGCCGCAAGGATCTGGAAGCTCGCGGCGATGCATTCCTGTCGCAGATCCGCCGTGAAGCTGAGCGGCTCGCCGGGCTGTTAGCACCACAAAAAGAACCGCAAATTATTCCTGAAATTATTCCGGAAGCTGTCG